CACCAATACAAACAAGCCTTCGGTGCTTAATTAATAGGAGATATATAAAATGGCTGGTGTAATTACAACTGGTACTCACCCAAAGGCCCTATGGCCTGGTATTAAAGCATGGTGGGGTCAAACTTACGACGAACATCCTGAAGAGTACATCCACTTGTTCGACAAAGATACTTCACATCAAAACTACGAGGAAGACGTTCAGTTAACTGGATTCGGTCTTGCTCCTGTTAAGTCTGAAGGTCAAGGCGTTCAGTATGACTCAGAAGTTCAAGGTTTCGTAACTCGCTACACACACGTTGCATACGCTCTTGGTTACATCGTAACTAAAGAAGAGTTGGATGACAATTTGTATGAGCAAGTTTCTAAGCGTCGTGCTGCTGCCCTCGCTATGTCTTTCCGTCAAACCAAAGAAAATATTGGTGCTAACGTTTACAACCGTGCGTTCAATGCTACCTACACAGGTGGTGATGCTCAACCTTTGTGCTCATTAGTTCACCCTAATACTTCTGGCGGTACATGGGCGAATACCCCTACTGTTTCTGTTGACTTGTCCGAAGCTTCTTTGGAAGATGCAACTGTAGCAATCATGGGTTTCCAAAACGACCGTGGTTTGTTGATTAACGTAATGCCACGTTCTTTGATTGTAGCTCGTCAAGAATGGTACAACGCTAACCGCATTCTGAAGTCTGTGTTCCAATCAGGTACTGCAAACAACGATATCAACGTTCTGAAGGCAACTAATGCCATTCCAGAAGGTATCGTTATGAACCATTACCTCACAAGCCCCCACGCTTGGTTCCTACGTACTAATATCCAGAACGGTATGAAGTACTATGAACGTGTTGGTATCATGTTCGATCAGGACAATGATTTTGACACAATGAATGCTAAGGCTAAAGGCTATGAGCGTTACAGCTTTGGTTGGTCTGACCCAAGAGCAGTCTACGGAGTGAATGGCCCGTGAGTCATTTAAATAAGCTATGATTTAAATATAGCTTGACAAATCCTTCTCTTTTTGTTATAATAAGGTTTTATAATAATTGGAGAAGGAAATGTCTAAAAAGTCAGGTAAAGAATTACATCCATTATTTAACACATGGTCTCATTATAAAAGACGTGGTATTCTGTGTGAAGCATGGGCAAAAGATTTTGTATTGTTTACTAGTGAAGTAGGCGAAAGAAAAGAAAATCATAGGTTACATTTAATTGTAAAAACTGAACCTCTTTCTATTTCAAATTTTCATTGGATGCCTATAAAGCAATCTATTAAAGATTATGAATCTAGAAACGCTTATATGCGTGAATATATGAAAAATAATCGAGATAAACAAAAAATACAAGACTTGAAAAAAAGATTTAATATTACTTTAGAACAATATCGTGAAATGCAAAAACAACAAAATAATGTTTGTGCTATTTGCGGTAGTCCAGAGATAGATATTGATAATCGTACACAAAAAGTACGAGACCTTGCTGTAGACCATTGCCATACTACTCATAAGGTACGAGGTTTGCTTTGCAGGGGGTGTAATCAAGGTTTAGGTAACTTTAAAGATAATACACAGTTTTTACACAATGCAATTAACTACTTGACAGATAGACAATAAACTGTTATAATAAGGAAATAATATGGACTATCCAATTATTAAAGAGCCTACAGGCGGTATCGCTAAAGAGAAGAAAAGCAATATGGCTTCTCCAAAAGCAAAGATGCCTAACGGTCTCGGCAACACCCAAGCAGTAGAAAACAAAGAAGGACAAGAGTCAGGTTTCAAGAAAAAGCGTTTACACGCTGTTGAAAAGCTGTCTTTTCCTAAGTAATACTTTTATAATCCTAAACGTCAATTATGACGTGAACCCATCACTTTTAGGAGATTCAAATGGGCACACCAACAAGATTTACATACGGTATCGCCACCGTTGCAAAAGGCAAACCATTAAGCAGCTACCCACTTCCAGACCCATTTAACAGCACTAGCGATACTGGTTATGGCGTAAGTACTTATTCTAACGACTTCCAATCATCTGTTGCTGAATATGCTGTTTCAGGAACAAGTTCAACTTTTGCTTTGACTTCTGGTCTAGGCGGTCAAGCTCTTGTTACCCCAGGCGGTGCTACAACTGCTACTGCTGTTTTCAAAACAGGTACTTCAGTAGGCTTTGTAGCTGGTCAAAAACTTTGGTATACAACACGTCTTCAAGTCAGTGCAACTACTGGTACATTCCTTGCTGGTTTGGCAAGTTCAGGTACTTCAGCTACTGATGGCTTGTGGTTTGTTACTTCAGGTACTTCAGTTAACTTAGTATCACGTGTAGGTTCTACATCTACTACTTTGATTACTGGCGTAGCTACAGTAGCTGCTGCAACTTTTGTACAACTCGGTTTCCACTATAACAACACTGATTTAGAAGTGTTTGTAAACGGTAATTTAGTTTCTCGTGTAACTTCACCAACTATCGGTGCTTCTGGTACAACATTGACAAGTGCTTTATTGGCTCCTATCTTCTCAGATACACCAACAGCTACTGAAACAATGACCATTGACTACGTTCTAGCTGCTGAAGAAATTTCACGTTAATAGGGGGTTACAATGGCTAACTCACCAACTGTACAGACTCTAGTAGACGGACCACGTAACGTAGTGCTTAAATTAGATGGTCTTTTAGATACTTCTGATTTAGCATATACAGTTATTGTAGACCCTGCTACTTTGTCTGATTACAATATTAATGGCGTTAAGGCTACACTACTCCGTATTAATAAAATCAACTTCGACGTTGAAGATGGTTTAGATGTGGAAATGTGGTGGGATGCAGGTACTCCTGTACGCTTTGCTGACTTTGTAGGCCGTGGTAAAGTAGATGCTTGGCGTTATGGTGGTATTGTAAACAACGCTACTAACCCAACAGGTAAGATTGCTATCTCTACCCAAGGTTGGACATCAGGTGCTATTCTATCTTACACTATTGTTCTTGAACTTGTTAAACAAGGTCCTGGAGTCTAATGAATACTAATCTTGACGTCAAGGAAATCCAACTAGTTGCTACCATCATTCGTGCTGATGGCACTAGGGAGGAACTTGGCGTTATAGATTATTATCATAAGAATCCAATCAAGAGACTTATCTGGAGAATTAAAAAATGGCTACACAGATGAAACATTGTTCTATCTGTAAAGCTATTAAACAAATAACAGCTTTTCATAAAGATAAATCTACATCGAGTGGTTTTAAAACTGCTTGTAAAGAATGTTCTAACATTAAAAGAAAACAACGATACAAAGATAATTCTTACGATACGGAGCATAGGAATTTGCCTGAAGTAAAAAAACAAGCAAAAGAATACGCAAAGGAATATAGATTTAAAAATAAAGAAAAGATAAAACAAACTATAACCGCTTGGTCTAAACTTAATAAACATAAAAGATTAGCTACTGTTCTTAAATATAAATACAATAAAATGAAAGCTACTGCTAGATGGGATTCTGAATTAACAGAACTTATAACAGAAGAAGCTGCTCATCTTGCTAAACTTAGAGAAAAAGTAACTGGATTTAAGTGGCATATTGACCACATAATTCCTTTACAAGGTAAAAATGTTTGTGGTTTACATGTTTGGAACAATCTTCAAGTTTTACCTGCAAAGGTAAATCAACAAAAAGGAAATAAATATGAGCACACTCCTAGTTAATACAGGTAGGGCTATTATTACCAACCGTTTAAATGGCGGTGGTACTACTCCTCAATATGTAGGCTGGGGAACAGGTGCAGGTACTACTGGTGCTACTGATACAACATTATTTACTGAAGTACTTCCACGAGTTAGTGGTACAGTATCTCAGGTAACAACATCTTCTACAAATGACACATTCCAAGTTGTTGCAACACAAACTGCAGGTACGAGTGAGACAATCACAAATGCTGGTTTATTTGATGCAGCTACTTCTGGTAACTTATTTGTTAAGGGTGACTTTACAGGCATTCCTTTGAATACAAGCGATTCAATTCAATTTACCTTCAAAGTACAGTTCAGTTAATGGGATTAAATGGTTCTAGTATAAATAGAGTTGCAGTTGATGCAAGCGATAACATTACGTTAACGCCTACATTGACTGTTACTTCTACGAGTACTAGTACCATCCTTAAAAAGATTTCAAGAGTATTAAGTGTTATTGTTACGTCTTTAGCGACGTTGGTTAAATTACCAAATAAGCTTTTAGCTGTAACAGTTAATAGTCTTGTCACAATAGGTAAAGCTATTAGTAAGTTAATGACTACTGTTGTAGAGCATACTATTGTAGTGCTCAGCGACATAGCTATGCACCTTATAGCACTGTCTAAAACAGTAGTAAGTACCGTTACTATAGGTAGAAGTATAAGTCGTACTATGACGGTTTTAGTGACTTCTACAGCTATTGTACTTAAATCTATTACAAAAGCGTTGACAGTTCTTTCTAGCAGTTTAGTAAGTATTGGTAGAAGCGTTGGTAAGTTTATTAAAGTAACAGTAACAAGTACAGCGACTTTAATCTACCATAACTTTATTTATAAGACTTTACAAGTTGTAGCAACGTCTACAGCCACAATAAACAAAGCTATAACTAAGTTATTAACCATAGTAGTCACCAATACAACAAGTCTTAAAAGGCTTATTGAAAAGCTTTTAAAAGTAAGTGTTACATCAATCCTACAGCTATTTCCAGCTATTATTCAAAAGTTCGGAGCTGTAGCAAAGTTTACCTTCATTGTTGGGCCTAAACAGCTTACAGCAGTTATAGTTAAAGACAGGGATATTTTAGTCACAAAGGCTACAAATA